GAGCAACAGAATGGATGCGGTCGAGAACAGCGTGGGAGAGGTCAAGGACGAGTTCCGTTCCTTCCGTGATGATCTTCCTTTGTTGGGCGCGGAGATGGAGCAGATCACTTCAGCAGTCAAGCGCAAGGGGGTGGAAGTGCTCGGCGGAAAGGAGTCGGATGCCTACCACGACAGTAGCCTGCGCGGGAAGGTGTATGCGGACATCTACCAGCAGATCAAGAGAGAGTTCGGGGTAGCGTCTTACAAGCAGATCAAGCGCGGAAAGGTAGGTGTTGCGCTTCAGATCGTTGCAAAATATGCCCCCCCTTACGTCTTGGCGAACGATATTGCAAACATGAACGCTCAGATGCGTATGGCAATGTGAGGTGGGTGGCATGACAGAGCTTGGTGAGAAGATTTTTTCCTTGTGTGCGCAGGGAAGAACAACGAAAGAGATTGTAGATCTGTGCGGTGTCTCGGGAACGACAGCCAGAAAGTACAGGAGGCGCTACCGCGAGAAACATCCGGGCGGTGCGCTGACGCTGAGGAATATTTTGCCAAAGGCAACCAAAAAGGATACAGAGCTGTGGCAACAGGCGGTTACAGCGCAGGAGATTGCGCGGATCCGCAGGGAGACTCGAGTGGGAGACAGAATCCCGCTCCAGAGCCTCAAGATTGCGGAGGTGGTGTCTGGTACGGAGCCAACCAACGGGCGTAGGACGACGGGGATCGTGGTAAGCACCAGCAACCGGAGATTTTGCATCGTGGAACTCTCGAATGGCGCGAGGGAGTGCGTCTTGTGGACGGAGCTGGCAACGCGGAGAAGAGTACAGAAAGAAGTGGAGGGGAAGAAAGCATGATGTTTTTTGCTGGTGTTGTCGTCGGGATTGGTGTAGGAATTTTGTCGGTGATTGTGACGTTGCTGGCAGTGGCAGACAGAGAGGAGAGAAAGAAATGATGAAGAACTATGAGTTCCTTGCGGAGGCGTTGCTGGCATCCAGAGGGAGATATGACGATCTGGCTTATGTGGCTAGACTATATCGACTGTCCGAGCGAGAAAGACTGTGATTATGATGGCTAGGACGGAACGTGTTGTGTGGAGTGCAAGACAAGATGGTTACAGAAGGAGTGGGACGAATGAGACTGACTGAGGTGAAGAAAAATGGTGAGTGGGCACTGAAAGGAGTGAAGTGGAAAAAGTTATGCACCGGAAAAAAGATAACTCTGAAAGTGAGAGAAAAATTATACGGTGCGCTGTGTAAGCTGAGAGATTACGAGAATACGGGGTTGAGTCCAGAAGAGGTTGAGCGGGTGAATGATTTCAGCGAGAGCCAAGTAGCACGTCTGATGAAGGAATTGCAGAATGAACGGGAGAAATACAGATGGATTCCGGTAACTGAGAGATTGCCGGAGAAAGATCGTTGGGTGCAGGTGTCCGTGAGGCGTCACCATTGGATCAGTGATTTTGATAATAATAAAATTTCAGATGAAGAAAAGATTTATTATCCAGAAGAAATTTATTATACACTTGGTCAGTATAGTCACAGAATTGGATGTATGGATGTATGGGAATTATTTGGTTTAGAATCACTTGATGAATACCCATTAATAATTTTCACAAATGATTGCAGGGTAGAGGATCTAAGCTATCCTAAAATAGAGGTTATTGCATGGAAGTCAATGCCAGAGCTGTATAAGGAGGGCGCGGATGCAAGAAATTAAAAAGATTGTTCCTGCACCAGAAAGATGTGCATTTTGTCACCGGAGATCAAATTGGCTCTGTGATATGCCGATCGGAACAGTCACTAGAAGTTTTGATTTTAAGATGTATCCATTAACTTGTGGCAAGCCTATTTGTGATGATTGTACTACGCGGGTGAATGGTTTTGATTTTTGCCCGGATTGTGTTCAAAAAATCAGAAGGTCGAAAAAGGGACTGAAGTTCAAAGTCGACTACTGTGATGAGTGCCCCAATTATGGCAACTACTTTTACGAAAAAGATGGTAGAGTGTTCTGCTGTTGTAGAGAGTGTCCGAGGGATAAGGAGGAATAATGTCAAGCGATATTATTAAGGTTTTAGATGATTTGAGCCGGAGGTTTGGAGTCGCAATAGACTGGACGAGCTCCAATATGCTTCCATACCTGCAAACGCTTACCCGGAAATACGCGAATTATATACTTGCTACTAGGAGTCTGGAACTAGCGTTCGGAGTTTTGCTTTTGATTGGATGTGCAAAACTGGTTAAAGTATACCGCAAAATTAAAGATGGTGAATCGGACTGGTGGGATGAAGAGTTCTATGGAATGTTCTGTTGCATTGCTATTGGGGTAACATTCGTTTTTGGATGGGCAATGACTTTTGACAGCCTGTTGGATATCATTACTTGCATGACATTCCCAGAAAAACTGATATTAAACGAACTGTTGCAGGTGCTAAAAAATCAGTAGAGTGGAGGTTGATGAATGAACGTTGATTACTGTAACGAGTGCGCTGCCTACGGCGATGATTGCTACGAAAACGATGAGGGCGAAATGGTATGCCGGTGTCCGGAATGCCCGATGAATAGGGATTATTGGGAGGATTGGGAATGAATAAAAATAAAGAAGGCTATCCGGATCCAACTGCGAGCCGTGCGATCCGGAACGCAGACAAGATCCCGAAGGAGATTAGAGACTTCCGGCGGGGAATCAAGTTTCTGTGTGAGATCTGCGGTGTGCGGGTGCTGGGAAAGGTTGCGATAGTCGATCAGAAGGGAAGACGGTGGTAATTGAGTTTTAACTCATTCACTTGAGCTAAATTTGATAAATTGAGTTAGATAACTCGAGTTATTGAATTAAAAAAGACCATCCTCATCAGACGGTCCAAGGTGTGTGTATTATTGTAGCAGAAATGTGGAGAAGTGGCAAGGGAGGGCGATCTGATGAGGATAACAAGAAAGATGTTGGATAACTACCGGAAGACAAAGCGAGAGATTCCGGTGCTGGAGCTGGAACTTTCGGAGATGTTTCAGGGAGATAACGGATTTGGCAGCAGTGTAATTCTGGACTACCGGAAGGGATACGCACAGCCGTGCGGGATTGTGGGGTTCGATGATGTTCTCTATGCGCATCGAAAGAAAGTTCTGGCGGAGAAAGAAGCAACTTGCAAGGCGGTTGAGGAGTGGATCGCGGGCATTGAGGACGGGCAGACACGTTATGTCTTCCGGATGTTTTATCAGGAAGGGATGTCGTGGGAGAAAATTGCAAATAAGATCGGGTATAAAAATAATCCGGATTATCCAAGACTTATGATTCGGGACAGGTTCTTGAAGGAATGCAAATTAAAATAAAAAAGTTCGTTTTATTCGTTTTGTTCGTTATATAATGATAATAGCTCAGAAGGGCAGACTGATGGGCGGAAATATTCAATCAATACTCCTTTGTAAACGGCGACCAGTTTGTTCAAGTACTGGTCGCACCCCATTATGGAACGTAGCTCAGTTGGGAGAGCGCCGAGTATGCTCGGGAGGTCGCGGGTTCGAGCCCTGCCGTTCCAATTTACCTGGTTTAGGGATCTCCACCCGGACATTCCAGGTGTATGAAAGGCATCTTTGCAAAAAGATGTCTTTTTGTATTGTAAATGGTTATAACATGGGATAAAATAAAAGAAAAATGTCGAAAAGGAGATCAAATGAGTGGAAAAGTTGTTTCATTCATTAATATGAAAGGCGGAGTTGGAAAAACAACTTTATGTATAGGAATTGAAGAATATTTAGCTACATATCATCAAAAAAAGATTTTATTTATTGATTTGGATCCGCAGTTTAATACAACGCAAAGCTTGATCAATGAATTTGATTTAGAAGATGAGTATATGAATGAATATTCTAAAGGAGACAATAATAAAACAGTAATGAGGCTTTTTCAGTCGCAATTAACGCTGGCTAGAAAAGTGGATATTCCAACACCAAATGACGTTTTAATAAAATTAAATGATTTTATGGATTTATTACCTGGAACCATTGATCTGATTCTTGTAGAAAGTGACAAAGATGGAACTAAAGCAAGAAAAGTAAAACGATTTATTAATGAAAATCACTTAAGGGATAATTATGACTTTATTTTTATAGATTGTCCGCCGACAATTAGTGTATATACAGATGCGGCATTAATCGCTTCAGATTTTTATTTGGTTCCAAATAGAATTGATAGATACTCTATTTTGGGAATTAAATTATTAAAACAGGTAATCGATCGCTTGGACGATAATGAGCACATAGGAATTCGTCCGATTGGTATTGTGTATACCATGCTCAAAGATTTGACGCAAAAAACAGAAATGCTCAAGAAAACTTTTGAAAAGGATGAAATTGTAAAAGAAATAGGATTATTTACTACCACTACATCGTTTGTTAATGATTTACTAGTTGGGTTACAGGGAAATATTTCATCAAAATATAAGAAATCACGAGAAGATATTGCTGCGCTTTGCGATGAATTTTTGAAAAGGGTGGGACAGTATAATGAATAATAATGAAGTAATATTTGAAAGGATAGTTAAAGAGCGATTAAGGAAAAAACAGCTTGATATTTTGGATGCGATAAGTTTATTTTGCGTTTTTATTATATCGAGAAAATATATAAAGACCAATGTGGAAGTGAGTGAATTTATTGAGCAGACATTAAAAGAAAAATTTCCATCGTATGTGATTAAGTCGCGAACCTTAATGGCAGCGAGAACATGTAGAATTTTATTAAAGACGGAGACAATTGACATTGATAAAGTGCAATTTGTAATGTGTGAAATTATGAAGAATACAGAAGAGCCTTCAAATGAAAAGAAGGTTGTAAAAAAGTCTCGGAAAGAAAATGAAAATGACAAATTAGAAAAATGGTTAAAAGGATTCGGAAATGCTGAATAGATATTATGAAGCAGATAATTACAAAAAAGATATTAGTATATTTTGCGACATGGTATGTCATGATAAAAGAATCCCGAGAAGTAAGATTATATGTGTGGCAAAAAATATGTTGTTTTTTAAAAAGTTTTTCTATTTTTATGTAGATAATCAGATGCATTATTATAGTTGCTTGATAAATGATATGCTATTATTGATTCATTCATTGTCGCAAAATTCGATAAGAATTCATTATGTGACATTTCGATCATTGATTGAAAATTTAATACGAGTTTTATTGAAATATGAGGATAAAAATGCAACTGGTGTTAGGAATATGTTTAAAGAATTTGCGTTGAACGATTGTAAAGAATATTATGCTTATTTAGAAGGAGAATATGGAAAGTGTTGTGAGGTTGTACATAGCAATAATAATTTTACAATTCCAATGTATAGTTTTTATGAAGAATTATTGTTCGCAGATGAAGTGAATGATAAAATAATAGATGAATTTTGTGACAGCATGATAACATTCTATAAAAAGTTAAAAGATTTCTTGATAGACAATAAACCAGATGATATATGGGCGGCATTTCGCAATAATAACGAAGTCCTTTATATATTGGTTGGAAAAAAAGATTATGAACGTCTAGAAAAAAAGATAAAATAGTAAGTTTTAAAGAGCCACCCCACGTGGCTCTTTTCTTATGCCCAAAACAAACACGAATGAGAGGTGATGACGAGTGCCGCGAGCAAGAGATCCGAACCGCGAGCGGGCATTTGAAATATATAAAGAATCGGCGGGAAGGATTGATTTAGTTGAGATTGCAAGTCAACTAAATTTATCTCCTGGCACGATTCGTGGATGGAAATCAAAGGATAAATGGGACTCAAAATTGAATGGAACGTTCCAAACAAATACGGAACGCTCCAAACAAAAAAAAAATAAAAAAAATGAATTTACGGCGCTGACTGTTCCCTCTTTTTTAGAGGTTGAATCGGTTATTCAAAACCCCGATTTGTCCGATAAACAAAGGCTTTTTTGCATTTCCTATATCCGTTGTTTTAATGCTACGAAAGCATACCAGAGAGCGTATGGATGTGACTATGCGACAGCTGTGGTTAATGGACCACGGTTGCTAGGAAATGCTAGGATAAAAAATGAAATTCAGCACCTAAAACAATTCCGCCTCAACCGCGAGTTTCTGGACGAGCATGACATCTTCCAGAAGTACATGGACATCGCCTTCGCTGATATTACTGATTACGTTGAATTTGGTAGGGAAAAGGTGCAGGTGATAGGTGCGTTCGGACCAGTTGAGGTAAAGAACCCAGAAACTGGAAAGAAAGAACCTCTGATAAAAGAAGTGAACACTGTGCGTTTCCGGGAGTCTGCTGAAGTGGATGGAACGCTCATCTCTGAGGTGAAGCAGGGGAAGGATGGTGCCAGCATCAAGTTACTGGATCGGATGAAGGCTCTTGATTGGTTGGCGGAGCACATGAACATTGCTACGGAAGAGCAACGTCTTCGCATAGCAACTGCTAAAGCAAAGATGGGCGATACAGAAGAAGTGGTTGAGGACGATGGCTTCTTAGATGCTCTGAATAGTTCCGCTACCGATGATTGGGCTGATGATGATTCTTTAGAGGTGGATACGGAAGATGAAGAAGAAACGTCCGATATTTAAGTTCCAGAAGTTCTCTCGGAAGCAGAGGCAGATCTTTACCTGGTGGGCGGATAACAGCCCGGTGAAGGATGCGGTTGGAATCATTGCGGATGGCGCGATCCGTTCCGGAAAGACCGTCAGCATGAGTTTGTCTTATGTTATGTGGGCGATGGAGAAGTATGATGGTCAGAACTTTATCATGGCAGGAAAGACGATCAGCTCGTTTAAGCGAAATGTACTTCAAAATCTTAAATTGATGTTGACAAGTCGAGGATATCGCTGGATTTATCACATTTCCGGAGATCTTCCGAATATGTTGGAGGTTACACGAGGAGAAAGAACAAATTATTTTTACATATTTGGCGGAAAAGATGAAGGTTCCCAAGACCTGATACAGGGTATCACGGCAGCGGGAGCCTTTTTTGATGAGGTTGCTCTGATGCCAGAGAGTTTTGTGAATCAGGCAACCGGTCGATGTTCCGTGGAAGGCGCGACTTGGTGGTTCAACTGCAACCCAGCGGGACCGATGCACTGGTTCAAATTGAACTGGATTGATAAAAAGAAACAGAAGCGGATCTTGTACCTTCACTTTACTATGGATGATAATTTGAGTCTTTCTGAGAAGGTAAAGGAAAAGTATCGGGAGATGTACGCTGGAGTCTTTTATCTTCGGTACATAAAAGGTCTTTGGGCTGTGGCGGAAGGTTTGATCTATACAATGCTCACGGATCGGAATCTGTATACAGATGCAGAACGCCCGGTGGGCTTGAAGAGTACAGCGACCAAGACAATCACTGTGGACTATGGAACTACAAACCCTTGTGTATTTTTGGAAGTGTGGGATGATGGAGAGACGCTGTGGGTTGATCGGGAGTACCGTTGGGATAGTCGATCGGAGGAAGCGAGACGTAGCGGGAACCCGCAACGGACAGACGCTGAGTATGCGAAAGATATGGAGGAGTTTATGGGACGTTCACCAGAGGATCGGTGTATGGTTGTTGTGGACCCGTCGGCAGCATCATTTATCGCGGAACTTCGCAGTAGCGGTGTGTATGTGAAACCAGCAAACAATGAAGTAACGGATGGAATTCGAGTGGTTGGCTCTCTTCTGGCAAAGCGAAACATTCGGATTAACAAAGAAAATTGCAAGGGGTTGCTTGGAGAGATGAGATCTTACGTTTGGGACGATAAAGCGATGGAGCGAGGAGAGGAAAAACCTGTGAAGCAGAAAGATCACGGTCCAGATGCATTGCGGTATTATTGTTACACGGTTCTGCCAAAATGGAGGATCAGTGCATAGGAGGAAAGATAGATGGCAAAAAGAAAGGCATCCCGCCGGACGAGGGCGGATTCAAAACAGAATATGGATTCCAAGGCGCCCGTCATGACGATGGACGCCTTTTCTAATCCCGCTGCAAGAATTGGATTCGGGACAATGGATCTACTTCAGGCAACAGAGTACCCGATGACCCGAATGACACAGAATTATCAACTCCTGACGAGCCTGTATCGTGAGAACTGGATCATTCAAAACATCATCTCTACGATTCCGAATGACATGTTGCGGAAATGGTATGATCTGAGGACCAGCGTTGCACCGGAGTATCTGAAAGAGATGACTCAGTTAGAGCGTCGAACACAGATCCGGAATAAACTGCTTCTTGGAATGTACTGGGGACGGCTTTACGGCGGTGCAGTGGGAGTGATCTTGATCAAGGGACATAATGACATGAGTACGCCGTTGGATCTGGATACGATTATGCCGGGAAGTTTCTTGGGACTTCATATTCTGGATCGGTGGAACGGTGTGTATCCAGAGGGAGAGTTGGTTACAGATCCAGAAGATCCAGACTACGGATTGCCAGCGTTCTACACGGTCAGGAATGATGAGACGGGAACTATGGTTGCCAGAGTGCATCACAGCAGGGTAATCCGTTTTATCGGCAGGGAGCTTCCTTGGATGGAACAAGTGACAGAACAGTACTGGGGAGAGTCAGAGATTGAGGCAATCTACGAGGAATTGACCCGCCGGGATAATGTAGCAGGAAACATTGCAGCACTTACGTTTCGAGCAAACATCAATTATCAAGAGACTGACGGATTGGATCAGCTTTTGGGCTCGGCAAATTCAGAGATTCAGCGCCGGTTCTGGAATACGTTGGCGGCGCAGTCCATGATGGAGAGTAATTTTGGAACCCGGATGATCAACAAAGGTGACGCGATTCACAACACTCAGTATACCTTTACCGGACTTCCCGATGTCTATGATCGTGTAATGATGGATGTAGCTGGCGCAGCAAGGACACCGGTGACAAAGCTGTTTGGGCGATCCCCGGCCGGCATGAATGCAACTGGAGAATCAGATCTGAAGAACTACTATGATTACATAGACGGGCTGAGGGAGACAGAGCTTCGGGGAGTGATCGAGCGTTTACTTCCGATTATGGAATTGTCTGCGTGGGGCAGAATTCCGGATGATATGGACATCGATTTCCCGCCAATGCAGACGCCAGATGCGAAGGATGTGGCAGAGATCACAGAGCGAAAGAGCAGTGCAATTCTGGCAGTATATCAGAGTGATCTGATTGATGCAGCAACCGCTATGCAGGAGCTAAAGAATCTGTCTGACGAGACTGGGCTTTACAGCAAGATCACGGACGAAGCGATCGAAGCAGGAAAGGGCAAGTTCTACTCAGAGACTCGTGGCATGCAAGATCCTATGGCGGGATTTTCTTTTCCAGAAAATACAGGAGAGGATGAAGTAGGCGATGGCAATGAAGATCCGACCGCCGGAGAAAGCTGACATCACGGTATTGCTTCGGAATCTGTTTCTTCGGACAGAGCAGGAATTGATTAAAGAGATCAGCAAAAAGCGCATGTTGGGTCAGGTGGAATATGCAGAGGTGATAGCACTGGAACGAGTTCAGCGGATCTTGCAGAACATGGTAGACACTTCATGGAGCTATGTGCCGGCGATGATCGAGAAGATCTTTTATCACTCAGACAAAGATGCTACGGGATATGCCAATGCGAGAGATATTACTGGAACGCACTCTGCGTCACAGATTGCCATTATGGAGCAACTGGCAAACAATCTTCAGGGCGAGTTGATGGAGATGGCGGGAACTGCAAAGAAGAGCGTTGAAAAGGTATTTACAATCGCCAGATTGGAGAACGATCCATATCGAAAACTTGCTTTGGAGGAGATTCTTAGACAAGAGGCATCGGGAAAGCCGTGGATCAAGTCCAGTCAGGATCTTGTGAAGGAGATGGAGACAAATGGAATCACCGGTTTTACAGATAAGGCAGGGCGGAAATGGAGTATGCAGGCTTATGGAAACATGGCAGTCCGAACGACAGCCAGACAAGCTGAGGTGGCGGCGCTCCTGACATCCGATGAATATGATCTCTGGCAAATTGTGAAGGTTGGAACGACTTGTTCGGTGTGTGCACCACTAGAAGGGCGTGTATATTCAAAAAGCGGAGCAAATCCGGATTACCCGCCTCTGAGTATAGCGTTCGGAAAGATTGATCCTTCTGGGAGCAACGATCTTTCAAACACATACCTGAATATCCATCCGAACTGCCTGCACAGCCTGGTCAAGTACACCACGATCGGCAAGAGCGCGGAGCAGATCCAGAAGGACAAGGACTTTTCAAGCATCGAAAAGAATCCTCTGAGCCGGGATCCACGGACGAAGAAGCAGATCGCGGCGTATCGGGAAAAAGAGAAGAACCGGCAGCAGCTCCTCCGTGATATGAAGCAGCATAAAGAGTATCGAGCAATTCTTGGGAATGATGTGCCGAAAGACTTTGCGAAGTTCAGGGATTTGAAGTATAATGATCCTAAGAGATGGCATCTGTACGAGGATTATAAGAAATCTGTGAAGAAGGGGATGATTTCTCCGCTGTCGGGTGTGAAGAATTACGTTCGTCTTCATGATGAAATCGATGCTAAAATGATTGAAATTGAAACAGTACAGGGAACAAAAATAACTGGTCAGAGAAAGCACTTTATAGAACGTGTGATCGGAACTATGAAGGACCCGAAAACTGGAAGATCCAGATCGGGAGTAACCGTGGAAGATATTCAGAATGCGCTGAAGAACCCTCTTGATGTCAGAAAAATTGTGACAGATACTAAAGGGGACAGAAGCCAGAGATATGTTGGCGCGAATGCAACGGTTTCTATTAACCCAGATACGGGAATGTTAATTCAGTGTAACCCTACGGATAGTGATGTAGCGAGGCGATTAAATGAAAGAAATGGAAAGGGAGTTTGAACTGACAAAAGAGCAGATTAAATTTTTAAAGCAAATGTATCCAGATCAGCCACTAGTACAGCGAGTGCTTAGTGCTGAGAACAATGGTCATTTTGTTGTAGATGTGGATACTAAAATTGATTTCATGGATTTTGTGGAAGATGAGTCAGTTTACTGGATGGATGAAGGTCAGGAGCCTTCAGAGAAAACGTATATGCTTGAAAGTATCCGCGATGATATTTATTATCAAACAAATTAATACCATCAGCCATTATGACCGGTGGTATTTTCATACTCATTTTTAAGAAAGATTTCGATATCGTGACGGCAGGAGGTGATTGTGTGGATGTGTTGACTTGGATTAAACAGCATTATGGTTGTAAAAACTAAGGGGAATGAGTGGAAAGGGAATAATAGATGCTTGCATATTATGGCTATACGATAAGTCCTAACCAGATCGAAACTGGTGAGGGCTTTTTAATTTGCAAAAATGTGCCAATCGCCCGCACCGGAACACAGGACTATCTCGGAAGTGAGTTGGGACTTTCAGGCGGGGAGTCCGAGCAGATCATTGCTGTTGTTCGACCTCCGGATGAGGTGTTCTCAGAAGCAACTTTGGCGTCTTTCGAGGGAAAGCCGGTGACGAATGATCATCCGCCGGGACTGATTGGACCGGATGAGGTGAAAACATATGAGATGGGGCATGCGCAGAACATCCGGCGGGGAACAGGCGAGTGGAAGGATTATATGATTGCGGATCTTCATATTCATGACAGAGACCTGATCGATGCGATCCAGAATGGAAAGCGGGAGATCAGTTGCGGATATGAATGCGATTATGTAAAAAATGAAGATGGCACATACAGCCAGAAAAATATCAGAGGGAATCATGTAGCGGTAGTTGACCGGGGAAGAGCCGGAAAACGAGCCGCTATTTTAGATTCAGATAAAAACGAGGCGAAAAAGCCAGAAAGGAAAGTAATGAGCAAAACAGGATTATTTTTTAAACTCTTCGGTCAGGCTGTCAAGGATAAGAGTCCGGAAGAGATCGAGCAGATGGCGATGGATGCCGCAGTCGCCTTAGATGCGGAAGAAACAAAGGGACAGGAGGAAAGCAATTTGGAGGAGAAAAAGAGTCCAGAAGACAAGCCGGACGGTGCGGGAGAGACATCCGCAAAAGATTCAGAGTTCCTGAATGCCTTAGACAAGAAAATTGACAGACTTTTAGAGTTTCTTGATCCGGCGACGAAAAAAGAAGAAAAAGACCCGATGGACGAGGCAATTGAATCTTTAGAGGGAGGCAAAGACGAAGATCCGAAGGGGGATGATCAGGAAAACGGTGAGGCGAAGGTTGTTCCGGTTGGCGAAATGGATGAAGAGACTAACGAAGGAATGGACAAAGCAATCGCTCTTGGAATTTTAAAGGCAATGCGCCCGACTGTGGCATCCATTCAGGATTCAGCACAGAGAAAGGCAGTTTCTGATGCACTGATCAAACTCGTTACTACGAAGGATGCAAATAGCGATATCAGTGCGATCTTAAAAGCATCGCAGGCAAATGCCAAGAAGACTGCGGATAAAGCTTCTGTGATGAATGTGGATCAGTGTCAGGCTGCTTATGATGCAAGAAACCCGCACAAGAGAAAGGAGAACGAGTAATGAAAGGACAGGTAATTGGAAAGAGCATGCCACATGGATATGCCGGCAGTTATGCGAGACAGGCAGACATGGTGGTGGACACCCATCCGAGTGAAGGTGAGATCGCATTCGGTGCTCCGGTAGTGCTTGGAACAGCAGGGGCGGTAAAACCGTGGGAGACGGCATCTACCGCAGGAAAGTTTGTTGGTGTTGCAGTTCGCGAAGTAAAATCTGCAATGGATTACATGAATCAGAATGAAGGAAGTTATCGTGTTGGCGATGCTGTTCCAGTCATGAAGCGTGGCTGTGTGAATGTAATTTGCCAGAACGGAACTCCGACTGCCGGCGGAGACGTCTATATTCGTACTGTTAAAAATGAGTCCTATCCGAATGCAGTTG